TGCTGTTTGGAAGATTGTGCCAGCATAACGTGCTTCTACGTTCATGCCCAGATCCATTAGATCCTGGAACTTGTCCTGTGCCAGGCTGGCCAGGTCATCCATTTCTTTATCGGCAGCTTCAAGGTCCAACACAGTTGGCAGTGCCGCATCAATCTTATCAATGGCCGCATCAATTTCTTTGATTTGGTCAATGTTTTCAGCAAAGGTTTCAGCAGTGGGCTCTTCAACCAATGCGGGCAAATCAAATAACTGTTCAAGTTTTTTAGTCATGTTGATATTTACCGCTTTCGGCCCTGGTGGAAAATCTCATTCTCCGTAACTACCCGAAACTTCATTCCGTGACTTTTGCACCAAGCTGCCGCGGCTTGCCATTTGGCTGTGTTCAGTGCTACATACGCACGGTCCCTCATGCTCTTAGCACTTTCCATTGTGGTTTCAGTGCTGGGCTTGATTTCAACTACTTCGGCATGTTTTTGGTTGTTCTTGTCTATGTAGATAATGAGAAAGTCTGGCACGTAGATTGTGTTCTTACCAGTAAACGGATTTCTATAGGGTATGTTGATACTCTCGCTGGCCCATTGTAGTATGGCTGGATTGTTATCGCAGAACTGCATGAAAGCAAACTCCCAACCTGACCTATAGGTTGGAGTACCCTTGCCTATATACTTGGCAGGATTTTTAATTTGAAATTTGCCTTGTGCGTAATTTCTACTCATGGTAAGATGGCACGTTGTACAAAGTAACTAGTCTTTGGCTGATTGCTAATGCCAAGCAAACTAGTATTGACTCTATTAAGATTTAGAAATGTTGCGAGATACAAATCAAGTTGGCCTGGTGGTAACTTCTTGAAGTCTGCTAGGACTTTCATAGGATTGTTATTTGAGGCTAGACTTGTGTACACAACTGCGTAGGTCAACAACCTTGCACTTTCTTTGTCTTTGGTTACAGATTCAAAAAAACTTTGTATAGCGCCATCTGAGTCAATGGGAAGAGCCAACTTAGGCTGATACAGATTGTTGAAATAGGAATCAATATCCTTTCTAACACTTGCAGTTAGATTAGATAGATCGCTTGATAGATTATTTGACGTGGTCATATTAAGCTCTTGGTGTGCCTTGTTGGAAGTATGTTATCAACTGTTTTGCATCATTTTGTGTTAAATTCAAACGAGCCAATGTAGCAGGATCTAAATTATCCACTGTGGTTGTTTGCAAGTATCTAACTGCTTCCACCAGGTTAGCGGCAGATGCAGATTCAAGTTGTGGAAATCCTTGAATTGCTGTGCCAGGAGTATCAGGCGTAGTTGAAATAACTTCACCGTATGATGTGGCTCTAGTATCGGTTTTTGCCAATGCTTCGTCTTTGGCTGCGGCATTGTTCATTAAGAACTCTGCTACCCGTGTTCCGTTAGGACCACTGATCACAGGATTGTTTGCATTGGCATTTAATCCGGCACTACCAGAGGGTGCTATTCCCTCTGATGCCTGTATGCCAGATATTCCAGACCCATTGATAGAGTTTGTGGCATCTGCAGGACTTGGCACACGCACTGGACTAGAAACATAAGTTGGTGTACCTGATCCAACATAAGCACCTACCTTAGCAAGTCCTTCGTTAACCAACATGTCACCAATGTTGGCTCCTTTGAATGTTTGTTGTGCTTTGTTAATGCGTAGCCATGCGCCAGCAAAATTACCAGTGGCAAGGTCATTCATAACATTATCAATGGTGTCAACAAAGCCACCAGCACCAAACACACTTCTTGTTACACCACTCTTCAATGGACTTACTAGGTTATCATACAACAACAGCATACTATCGCTAAAGTTATCTTGTGTGACTGAACCTTTAGCATACTTGACTGTTTCGTACTGTATGGTCATTTCGTGTTCTAGTAGATTAGATCCTTCATTGTTATGTTCGCCATGTCTGAAAGCAGTTATAACAGGATTGATCAATTGGTACTCGCTGAATTTTTGCTGTGAAAAACTATAGATGCGAATTGAATTCAGCGGACGAGGATTTGTGTTTGTAAGCTGCTCGGCGGACGTATTAAACTCATTGCGAAGATTATAACCCCAGGAATCTTTTGGTCTATCAATGTACTTGTGATTTTGACGATACATTGCCGGTGCGTGGTCAGTGTCTCTATAATAGAAAGTCATATAGTCATACCAAAACTCTCTAATGATGTCATTACTGTCATCATGGAACTTCAACGTCACCGGATCGTATTTTAATTTTTTCTGAACGGTATAAGATCTGTTGTAGGTGTTAACAACCTGATTCTCAACAGTAAACTTTGGAAGGCTTGCGCTCTTACACAAGGCGCCCATTTGTAATGCCTTTTTTGGATCTGTTCGTAGTCCAGCAAAGTCTTGTGCAAAGTCAAATACCACATAGAACAAAAACGCATACTTTGGACTCAGTAGATACTGACTATTAACAAACACCTTGGATGCGTGTTGATAGTCTTTTAAGGTATCCTGAGATGTGAGACCTTGGGTTAGTGTTTCTAGTAAGTTGGCCATAATGGTTCCTGTTAACTATTTATGACCAAAAAAAACCCGGCCAAAGCCGGGTTTCGTTAACAGCGTCTTCTGGGATCAGCCAGTCATTGTTGAGCCCAAAGTTCTACCAATCGCGGAACCTACACCGGATACGCCTTGAGTCTGGATTGCATTATCAAACTTCATGGTAAGCTGAATCTTTACAGGATCATTGGATGTGTAGTTCAGTTCGCCGTAGTTTACAGCACTGATCAAACAACCATAGATTTCCCAAGTTTCTAGCACGTTAGGTCCACCGCCACTGCCGGCACCGTTACCACCGTCTAGCATTTCGCAAACTGTGATAAATTTGTAATCGATACCAGAACTAGCAGATGCTTGTTCCATAAAATCAAATTGCTTTTGAAGTTGTTCGCCTACCAAACGACTTACGTTGCCTTGTGCATCGTCGCGTAGGTTAATTGTGATGTCTTGCCAAGCTGGTTTTCCTAATAACTTAACTCTGCTGTTATAAACATCAACGGTAACTTCATCAAAAGAAACTTGCGGACGAGTAAAGTCCATAACTTGTTTTGTAAGTTCTGTTTTAGGGTTGCTTACCCCAAAACCGTTGAACGTAATGCGGAATCTGTAGGACAGTTTTGGCATCAACAGACCTTGTGTTGAAGCACTCTGGTTGGTACTCAACGGTACTGTAAATTTTGTTAATGATGCAACAGCCATTTTTGTAATCTCCTATTACTTTTATTTATCCTTTTTGGAGGGCTATTTTTCAAGCCCTCTCAAATTACCTTCCGCCTGCTGCTATATCACCTGGGTTTTTCAAGCGGATTGGAATGTAGATAAATTCAACATCTTTCATCGGCTCGATTGCAATATCAACATACAGTTCGTTACGTGCAATACGCTCTGAAGTATTGTTGCTTGTATCGCAAACTACCAAGTAGTCATAGATACCGCGCTTTGCTACCAAATCATTCATTGCGCTATCAATAGCGTTCTTGATCTGATCACGTGTGCTCTTGTCGTTTGGTTCAAACAAGTAAGCATTAGAAATACCTGTTAGGACAGTTCTAATGTAGTTGACCAAACGGCTTACGTTTACACGGTCTGTGGACTGAGCAAGACTACTACGTGTCTTGTTACCGTAGATAGTAATACCAGCGCCTGGCAATAGGCTAATTGGGTTAATTCTCTTAGAATACAATGTGTCACGCTGGCTTTGTGTGATACCAGTGCGTACAAAGTTTCCTGATGTATAGTTTACATAACCAATAGCAGTAGCATTATCAACAATACCACGACGTGTACCAGCTGGTGCAAACCATGGATAACTTACGTTGTCGCTGTAAATGAATGTACGCAATGCCATGTGACTTGCAGGTACAACAATTTCATTTCCGCTGACATCAGTTGTTAAACCATGTGGATAGTATACACCAAGATATACGTGTCCGCTGGTTTCTTGTTGATTGCTCCAGTTTGTAACACTGGTGCTTGAAGGATCTAGATCCAATGGTGTGTCACCTAGGATAAACGCAGTTTCGTTACGGTCACGGTTCAATGTTACCATGTTGCCGATTAGTTCTGGATAACCTGGGCAAACAATCAAGTTAAAGTTGTATTGGTCTTCGCGGATATCGGTGTTGCCATCGATAGCTGCCTTTAGTGCCTTAACAACCATTTGACGTTGTGCTTTATGTCCATGATATGGAGTACCATCAGACTGAACACCGCTGGCGTTAACCCAGGTGCTCTTGTATTCTGGAATTGTTCCAATCATGTTGCTGCCATCGTCTGTGGCTTCTGGGTAAGCAACTGCTGTGAACTTCTCGCTTACAAACTGCTTGACGTTCATGCCGTTACGGCGTGTGTTCCATAGCAATGTACCACGTGGATACAAGCGATAGTCTGGGCAGTCTAGATCAACATAGTTGCTCAACAACATTGTTGGAATGTTTGGCAAGTCGCCTGTTACAGGATCAATCATGCCACCAACGCTGTCGTTACCATCTAGGTCAGCGTCCCAACGTGCATCTGCAAACACAATACCGTTTTGGCTGATCTTGTCAGTTTTGTCAATCAATGTCCACTTGCTACCAGTGTAACGATACAGCACTGGGAAGTTTTCCAAGTCGCTGGTATCAACCCATAGGTCGCCACTTACCAAGCTACCGCCATCGCTGTGTAGTGTTGGTTGTGATGTAGAGAAGATAGGACCAGATGGGTCAGTGTTGCTAAGGTCGTAACCACGTGCATCGCTGGTTACTGTACGATAACCTTTCCATCCGTCTGTACCGCAGATCATAACGTCTGCTTCTGTGGCATTGCCATAGTACCATAGTGTACCATCTTCTGGTGCAATGTATGGTGTTTCTGTGCTGTAAGTTAAACCAGTGCCTAGTTTCTTCCACTTACTTGCACGGATAGAACCTACGTTTGTACCAGAGTCTTCAGTTTCAATGCCTGTAACAGAAACTGTTAGGCCCATTGATGTACTAAAATTAAGTGGATTATTGCCGTCAGCAATAAGAACAATGTCACCACCAGAACGATGAGAAATACTAATTGCTCCGGTAGATTCTTTTTGTGCAAATACGTTTGGAATATTTGCAGCCAGGACCTGAGAAACAAAATTGTCTGCGCTGGTTTGTGTCAATGTAAATGTGTAAGCGGTAGATAATGAAGCACTACCTGCTTGTGTAACTTTCAATGAGAAAGTCTTACCAACTGTGAATGAAGGTGATGTGTTTGTACCGGTGACTTTGGTAGCGCCGGTGCCGTTACGCTCAAACACACGGAATGTAGCAGGGTAACCAGCTTTAGATCCATATTGGACAAATACTGCGCCGTCAGCAATGCCGCCACCGCCATTCAAAATATCTAATCCATATGTGGCTGCTTCTTTGCTTGCGTACAACGGAGCACTTAATGTGGTCCATGTCATAGAAGTAGCATTGTACTTCTTGATTGCCCAGCTTGCACCACTGCCTGTAGAGCTGGTCTTGATCCAGACGCTACCAGTTGGGGCTGGTGTTGCTTCGCCTGTGGCAAATGTTGGAACTTCTGTATAGCTACCAAACTCCAACATTGGTGCATAGTATGTGCCAGCAGTAAAGCCCAAAGCGGCTGCTAGGTTACCAGTACCTTCGGCAATAACAATAGTACCATTGCTGTTACTGTCATCGGTTGCACGAAGAACAATACGATCGTTTACTAGTTCAGCTTTTACACCATCGCCGTAGTCGGCAGCAAAGAAACTGTTGATGCTGTTAACAACATCAGCGCCAGTTGCTTGTGTACCATTTGTTGCTGTAATGCTGATTTGAACACCATTGATAAAGAAGAATGATGTTCCGTTAAGTTGGTTGGCAGCACTGGTTAGTACATTGCTACCGCCGTATACAAAAGAACTTTCAACTGTGGTCCATGCTTTTTGCCAATCCATTGTACCAACTGGTACCCAGGTATTGTTGCTGTCTTTGTAGAAAATTGGATTATCTTCGTTTAATACAACTACTGCATAAGTTCCAATTTGACCAACTGAATCTTTTGGTGTGTTAAGTGAGTCTGTGTTTACATCAGACGTACTTGTGATAACTGTTAAATCTACTTTTGTGTAGCTTTGTGTGGCTGCACTCCACTGGAAAACACCATATGTGGTATTTGCCAGGTCCAACCACATGAAACCATTGCTGACTTCACCCTTAGGACGAATGCTGGTTGCTGTAAGTGCATCTAGGTCAATATCTGCACGAATTACATATACTTGACTACCAATGCCCAATGCGCTGTAAGCGGCTTGTAGGCCATACTCATTGCGCTCGTCGCCGTGTAGTGCGGCGCCACCGCTGGTACGAAACTTTGGATATCCTAGTGCATTGATTAGTTCGCGTTGACTAGCAAAAGATTGTAATTTTCCAGCATTGGCTTTTGTTGTTCCAGCCGCTGTACCGCCTGTAGCTGGACTTGTTTTATCTTGTTGTGTTGCAACAAGCACCAACGGAATAGTACCCTGACCTGCAGGAACGTATTGACTCTCGTCGGTTACTGTGATGCTTACACCTGGTGAAGTTAAAGTTGCCATGTTCGTCTTTCCTTTATATGATGACGTTTTAGATATTTATTTGGTTTGGGGAAAAGAACCCGGTTAGAGGAGCCTTTGTAAAGGTTTAGTCTATAAATAGCTACATGGATGAACGTAAATTATGCCCTATTTGCAACCAAAGGCCTGTTGCTATAAACTATGTACGCAACAACAAAGTACACTATCGCGGTGTATGTGGTGTATGCGCTAGAAAGGGCAAGAAGCTTAAACCACAGCCGCCAGCGTGGTATAAAAGCGGATATAGAAAAAAGCCGCAATGCGAACGTTGCGGCTTTCAAGCAGAGTTACCAGAACAACTACTAGTTTATCACATTGATGGTAACTTACGAAACAATGATAGAACCAATCTTAAGACCGTATGCTTAAACTGTCGTCCAGCGATATCCAAGTTGCGTCTTCCTTGGAAGCCGGCGACGCTTGTACCAGATTTCTAAGCTGAACATACAGTGCTTCAATGTTGCCGTTGTTGTTGATAATTGTATCAAACTGTGTGCCTGCCCAAGATGTTTCACTAGCATGAACATTGTTATCCTGTAGCCATTGCTTGGCTTTTAGATCTCCGCTGTTGGCTTTACAAGCAATATCGTACCAGTGTGGTGTTACACCGCGCTGTACCCATACAATCTTGCCGCCTTGTGCTCGTATAGCTTTTACTTCGTTAGGGAAACGTACATCGCTGATAACTGTATGGTCAGCACGTTTAGCCAGTCTGCTTTCAAGTGCGGCAATCCAGATATCGTCGTGGAAATGATTACGCAATACTTCTGTACCCCACTGCTGTAGAATCCAACGTGGGGTCAGCTGTGGCATGTTTAATCGCTTGGCCCACCACTCATCCACTTGTTCGCGCCAGGCACGTGCCTCGGGTGTGCGTCCTTCGATCAGTTCGCGATCCCACCCAAACACCGCACTTACTGCATCTTTAAGAGTGTTTGCAAAGCTGTCTCGCCTAAAGCCATGAAAGCCTACCAGATAGTCTGCGGCCGTGTCTTTGCCCGCACCAATAAAACCACAAATACCTATGATCATAAAAAAGCCCCTGTGTATAGGGGCTAGTTTACAAAATTAAACGGTAAATGTCAAACGCCGTATTTGTTCTTTTTGCGAGCTTGCACAGGACTTTGCTTGTGGGTATCGTCCGGCTCCTTGCTCTTGCTCCACTTTTGAACAGTTTTACCATCTGTTGGAATTGTTTTCATTGCACCATGCACCATGTCAGATTCTTCTTTGGTATATGGATGTGCAGAATTGTATTTTTCAATCCAGCTTGATGCCGGCATATCAACTGTGTGCTTGCCTTTGCCGTCATGCATGGCCATGGCCATCATCATGCGATTCAGATGGTATGTGCGATCATAGCCGCCATCATCGCGAGTCTTAACAACTTCTCTTTGCACAGACTTGTGTTCAGGATGTATGCCTTGCCAAGGTGTGTCGTCGTTGGTTATTGGCTTTTTGCTACCATCGTAGTCTTCGTTTACTATTTCATGAATTTTCATTTAGCAATTCCATTTTCTTAGTGCCAGTGCTTTGCGTGTTGGCTTACCGTTCTTTTCCATTGGGCCTTTAACGCCTGACATTCTGGCACAGAATGATTTACGGCGCTTGGCTGCTTTGCTGCCTTTTTTAAGTTTACTAGGCTTGGTAGTTACTGCCATTTGCAATTTGCTACCAGGATGTTCTCTACGATAGCTTGCAACCCCCTTGGCGTTCAAGCCGCCTTTTTTACTTTTGCCTTCGCTACGGCGCCATGCGGCAGTTTCAAACAAAGCATGGTCGTCCATGCTTTCGAATGTTTCCCATACTGCATCAACACTGGTTTGTGTATTACTTGCAATTTCTTCTGCAAACTGTTCCATTGCTTCGTACATCTCTGCAATCTCAGGATCTTCATTGCCTTGGCCATCAACTGTTTGTCTCTCGCCATTCTCATGTTGGCTGATCATATAATCCATCACTGTTACAATCATTGATTTAGCAACGCCAATCTTTTCCTGGCACCATTCAGGAAGATTTTCGTTGTCAGCAATGGCTTTTTCTAAATGCGTACTGACTCGTTGAATAGTTTGCAAATCATTCTTAAACATTCCTGCTTCGTCGTCGTACTCGCCATTGAAGTCTTCGTCAACCTTCTTAGGCTTCTTGTGATGTTTTTTCATATTGATAGCAATAGCCGCTTGCTGTGCTGGACTACCTGCTTCTTCAAGATCAGTTATTTTCATTTTATTATCCAATTACCCATGTATATGGTTGGCTACCGTCGATGAAACGTTTGAGTTCTTCTTCTAGTGCTTCCATCTCTGCTTTGGCTTCTGTCTTTAATGCCGCACCATTCAGCTGTGTGCCACCTTGTGGTCCGGCAATCTGTGCAAATTTTTCACGTGCCTGGCCTAGCATTTCTTTTGCCAGTGCCAGTGCATAGTCTTGTATCCAAGGAAATATTCTTTCATCATTGAATATCATGCTATCTGGTTTCTTGTTGAAGATCCAGAGCATAACAGTTTCTGCTGGATCGTCTGACCCAGGACTGTAAATGTTTGCGCGGCCAAGTTCATATCCTGACACAACAGTAGCTCCAAGTTCTCCTTGTGCTTCTACAGTAAAGGTCAGGCCATCGTTGCTCTTGGACAACACAGTATATGAATTGTCGTATCCAGTGACAGGGCAGTTTACAATGGCCACAGTCTTACCAACAACCAGGTTGTCCCAGGGATCCTGCATTTCAAATGTAATTATGCTACCAGTGGCAGTGCCAGTTGCACTCAATGCCTTCATGCGTTTGTAGTTGTGACCATAGTTTGGAATCTTACGAACTATGGTAAGTTTCTTGGTCACAGGATTAAATGTAAAGTTCATGTAGCCACCAAACATACGCATGGCTAACTCTTGATATTGAGCAAACAGTTCATAATTGACCAAGCCACCAACGCGGCCTGCAACCAACATGTAGGTGTTCAAGTAACCTGATGCAAATGGTTCAAACTGACTGGCAGTTGTTCCCGTTACGCTACCAATACCTCTACGAAAGATCTGACGCACAGTCATAATTTCCGCAGGTAAAATATATTCTTGTGTTTCTGGTTTGAGTTCTAAGAATGCATAGCTTTCTTCTTCTGCATTCTGAGCACGTTGACGATATCGTGCAAGTGCCTTGTCAATGGCTATTTTGTAGTGTGCTGGGTCTAGTTCAACGTCCACCATGCCATCGCCCAAACGGAATCGAATATAGTCTGTGATGTCCTTGCGTTTTTGAGCATTGGGTGTTAGGGCATTTTCGTCATAGGCAATAACACCAGGACCGCCTAAACTGTCTGTGTCAATTGCGCCTAGTAGATTGGTGCCTGTCTTTTTTGTGACCATAAAAAATCCCCGTATGCTGTATTTAGCACACGGGGACTAAGGACTAACCGTTTAGGCTACACGGAGCAACAGTACGTCTGCGTTAACACGCCCGTTTAGTTTGGTCTCAGTGGCTTTGATTCCGGTTAAGAATGTACGCAATGCCACTTTGCCTGCTTTCATAAATTCAGCCAGTTGCTGTTCGGGCTTACGCAGAGTCTTTTGCACACTTTTGGATTCATCAAAATCCAGGATTGTTGTGCCCTTAACGCTGATACCGTCCTTGTACATGCCAGGAACATACTTACCCAGCTTGCGAGTTTTGACGTTGTAAACCCAAAGCTCACTAGCACCAATGATATCCACAGGGTTTACACTGACCAATTTCAGTGTGTTATCTTGCTTGAGATACTTGAGCTTGGCTACCAGTTTCTCTTTGCTTGGGCTCTTCTTAACACGTGCTTTCTTGGTAGCTTTCTTCACACCGCGATACTGCTCAACTGCTTTTTGCAGTTCGTCCAACCAGGCATAGATGCGTTTGTAGTCAGCGGCTTTGAAGTGTTTGTATGCTTCAATCAGCTGGTCGTCCTGTTTGGCTTGTGCGGCTTCAAACTCTGCACGGGTTTTGTCAAATGCAGTTTCAACCTTGCTCAACTGTGCCTGAGGCACGTTCTGTGCAACCAGGAAGTCATAGGGTTTGAAATCACTCTTGCTGTTTGTAACAACATCATCAAAGTGTCCTTCGAGCTCGCCTAGTGTAGCTGACAGTTTTTCGTTCAAACGATCTTGAATAGTAGGAACTTTGAATGCAGGCTTTTCTGCTTCAACAACCGGCTGGTCGTCTTCTTCGTTATAATAATCATATTTTTCGCAAACATCACGCACCATGGTTTCAAGATACTGCATGGTGCGTCCACGCAAGGGCATGCCTCTGCGATGTGCCATGATAATGCTACATGCTGTCATGGGCACCCAACGGCTCTTGATCACTTTGCTGAGTTCAGTTTTGCTGATTTCAAAATCTGTTTGTTCCTGTAGCCATTTGATCAGCTCTGGCTTGAGGTCTTTGTTTGTGAAATGGTAATTGTAATAATAGAAACTACGGCGCAGGTGATGGTCAAAATCTGCGTCACTCATTGCAAGTGCTCGCTCAGTGTCCCACTGTGGTTCAGTGCCTGTGTACTTTTCGTCAGCAAGATGGGCACGACGAACCGTTACTTTCTTTTTGGCTATTTTAACGCCTGCTACAGTTTTGCCTGTATTGCCCTTTTTGGGCGCAGATTTTGCGGGTGCTTTTGTGGCCATGCCTGCTCCTTAGAAATTGATTACTCTGTAATTATACAATAAAACGGGAAAAAGGTCAACCATGTTGCAAATATGCTAAGATCAGCCATTGTTCATAGTTTATAATACTTTCGTTTATATCCGTAAGTATCTCTTGCTGGCGCGGGCTGGATTCTTTTCGGTTGCGCCGTAGCTCAACTTCTTCACTGCCCAGCTTTTGCACAAGTCCTTCAATGTGCCCAATCATGCGGGCTAGATCTTTACGGCAATGTTGAGGGGCGGCATGCATTTGGGCACGAAGCTCGCTACTAATTGGATTCCAATCTAGGGCTGTTTTTACACGCATCTTCAAATTATAGCACCGTTTGGCCTTAAAGTCAATCTAGATAAATATCACAAAAGGGATCCAAAATGCCACGTTTAAGCCTCTGGCGCGAAAATCACGGAAGTGATTACAAGTTCATAGACCGCCGCATCAGCGAAATGTTTACCATTGGCGGAACTGGCGTTATGGTACACAAGTACCTGGGCGTGGATACCAGCACAAATGATGGCACAGATGCTACCAAACCCGTGTACCAAAGCCAAAGTGCTCTAAACATTCAGGACCTATTGTTCTTAGAAAACCGTGATAGAAAATACGAACAAGACGTATATTCAATCAGAGGTATTTACCAAGTCACTGACAGCGATTTTGACCTCAAACAGTTTGGTATCTTTTTATCAAACAATACCGTTTACATGACGTTTCATTTGAACGACATGATAGAACTAATAGGCAGAAAACTCATGGCTGGTGATGTACTAGAACTCATGCACCTTAAAGATTTTCATGCGCTGGATGAATCAGTGCCATTTGCTCTTAAAAGATACTATGTGGTATCAGAAGCAACTAGAGCAGCCGAAGGATTCAGCGCCACTTGGTGGCCACATCTATGGCGTTGCAAATTAACACCGTTGGTAGACAGTCAGGAATACAAAGACATTCTTGACAAACTAAGTGCTGACAGCGATCCGTTTACAGCCAATGCCAATGCTACACCATTGAGTAGTGTGATCAGCACCTACAACAAATTCCTAGACATTAACCAATCTATTCTAGCCCAAGCTGAAATTGAAGTTCCTAAAAGTGGTTACGATACCACCAGGTACTATACTGTGCCTGCCGAAGGCAAGAAGATGGGTGATCCCGAAGGCGTTCAAGTTGCAGACGACTATCAGACAAACAGCGACTCTTTAACCGCAGACGCAGGTGTTACATCACCGGCTGCAAAAATAAAAGGTTACCTAAGCGGCGATGGCACCGCACCAAACGGTCTTGAAGTAAGCATGGGCGTGGCATTTCCTGCCAGTGCTCTAAACGGAGATTACTTTTTACGTCTGGACTTTGTTCCTAACAGACTGTTCCGCTATGATGGAAAGCGTTGGGTCAAGATTGAAGACAGTGTACGCACTAACTTAACTCCAGGTGCTGCCGACAACAAGACACAACGAAACATATTTGTTAATAACACCAACACCTTTACTGACCTACAAGGCAATGTACATCCACAAAGACAAAGTCTCAGTAAAGCTCTAACACCTAAGGCAGACAACTAATGGCTGTTCAATTTTTCTACGATAGTCAAATACGACGTTTTCTGTATCAGTTTACTAGACTCGTAAGCAACTTCCAAGTTCAGTTTGGTAGTACAGACAATGCTGGCAATCAAGCATTGCAGACTGTGCCTGTTTACTACGGAGACATGAGTCGCCAGGCTGCGCTGATTTTAAGAAACAACAGCGAGAACGCACTTACCTCTGTTCCTGCTATGGCTTTTTATATTTCTGCATTGCAGTATGACAGAAACCGTGTGCAGGATCCAACCTTTATTGGCAAGCTAAACATACGTGAGCGCAAGTATGATCCAACCACTGGCATGCAAACACATGAACAGGGAGACACATATACTGTGGAACGCCCTATGCCTGTGCCATTTTTGCTTACATTGAAACTGGACATATGGACCAGCAACACTGAACAAAAATTACAACTGATTGAACAACTAGGAACTTTGTTCAACCCAAGTTTAGAAATACAAAGCACAGACAACTATGTTGATTGGACCAGCTTGAGTGTGGTCATGTTAACCGACATGGTGTGGAGTAGTAGAAGTGTGCCAACTGGCA